GCAATTGATGAGAACACTGCTATCATAGATGACAGACTAGCCTACTCTACTAAAGAGCAAGCGGTAGAAGCTGCTAAGGATTTAGGATGTGATGGCTACCACGAACACGAATTTGAAGATAAGATATGGTTTATGCCTTGTGAGCAACATAATCTTAAAAAACCTTGCCAAGCAGGGTATGAGCAATACGGAATGAAAAGAAAAAATGGCAAGTTAGTGCCTAATTGTATCCCAATATGATAAGATTTATTAAAAATACTTCATACAAAGTACAGGTAGATGTAGACTCTGATGAAATAAGAGAAGCCTACCAAATAGAGGAGGGTGCTTATGTAACTACTTCTACTGGCGTTTATACTGTTTGGAATGGACAGTGGAGAAAGATTTATCCTCAAGGTGGTGCTTATAGTGGATTAGGATGGGGTAGATATATGGACACAGAGTATACAGAGGCAAGTCCACTTTCTTTAGCTGCTGACACTTTAACTATATTGCCAAATAATAAAGGCAATGTATTAACAAGTGATTCTTTTGTTGACTATTATCAGAATGATACAAATCAAAAAATAAAAGGCGACAATCTAAATGATGTTTATATTATTACTGTAGAATGGAAAGCACAAACTCCAAACGCTAATCAAACTCACTTAAACTTATCAATACAGAACGGTGGAGGTATAATTGAAAATTTAGATATTGCCTTAGCATATATAAAGGGAAATGCAACACCACAAGTATTTCACAATATTTTACAATATTACATAGATCAAAGTTTCTTAGATAACGGTGCTTCATTATATATACAGTCTCACGGTGGAACTTCTACAATTTGGGATATAGAATATTTTATACAAAAAACACAGAACTATGCGTAAATACAAGACACCAAGTTATTCGAGTCCTAAAGGCGGAAATAGAGGATGTTTGTGCAAAGACACTAATACGTATTCTAAAAAGTGTTGTGATGGTTCTCTATGGGCGCAGGGCATTGGAAAAACAAGGGCTTAAATTTAAAAATGCAAAATAATAATCAATAATCGTTATATAAATATGAAAAACCCAACAGAAATGCTAAAGGACATTAAAAACATTCTAGGCATTGAGTTATCGGAAGATGTGAAAGAGGCAGAATCTACTGAGCAAGTAGAAACTAACTTGGAAGCAGAAGAATCTACAAAAGTAGAATTAGCTCAAGCAAAACTAGATAACGGAACAGTTTTAGAAGCAGAGGCTTTTGAAGCAGGAAATGAAATCTTCATAGTAACAGAAGATGAGAAAGTAGCCGTACCAGTAGGAGACTACACAATGGAAGACGGAAAGATTTTGGTAGTAGCTGAAGAAGGCATCATAGGAGAAATCAAAGAAGCTGAAGCAGAAGAAGAAGTAGAGGCTCAAGAAGAAGAGATGGCTTATGCTACTAAAGAAGAACTAGCTGAGGTTAAATCAATGATTGAGGAAATTAAAGCTATGATTAAGGATAAAGAGGAAATGGCAGAAGCAAAAGAGGAAGCTATGCTTAAAGAAGAGTTATCTAAACCTGCTGCTGCTCCATTAAAGCACAATCCTGAAACAGAATCAAATAAGAATCAAGTGTTATTCAGCCAAAGAAGAGCAACTAGCACAAGAGACAGAGTATTTCAAAAAATTGCAAACCTAAAATAATAAATTTAAAAAATGGCAACTACAACACCTATCACAACTTCATACGCTGGCGAATTTGCAGGAAAGTATATTTCAGCAGCGTTATTATCTTCTCCTACTATCGAGCAGGGGAATATTGAAATTAAACCTAATGTAAAATACAAAGAGGTTATCAAAAAAGTAGCAACAGACGCTAACGTCATCAAAGACGCTACTTGTGACTTTACAGACACAGCTACAATCACTCTTACTGAAAGAATCCTTCAACCTGAAGAGTTCCAAGTAAACCTTGAATTGTGTAAGAAAGATTTTGCTAGCGACTGGGAAGCAGTACAAATGGGATACTCTGCATTTGACAACTTGCCTCCAGCTTTTAGTGATTTCTTAATTTCTCACGTTGCAGGATTAGTAGCTGAGAAGAATGAGCAAAACATTTGGGCAGGTGTAAACGGTAACGCAGGTGAGTTTGACGGTATCACAGTACTAGCTGCTGGAGACGCTGACGTAAACGATGCTGCTAACGAGGGAGAAACTGCTTTTTCTAGCACAAACATTGCTACACTACTCGGAAACGTAGTAGATTCTTTACCTAGCGCAGTCTATGGAAAAGAGGACTTGAATATCTATGTACCTACTTCAGCTTGGCAATCTTACATCCGCTATCTAGGTGGAAACGGAGCGCAAGGAGTAGGAGCGCAAGGGGTTGATAACAGAGGAAACTTATGGTACAATCAAGGGAATGCACTATCTTTTGATGGAATCAAAGTCGTTCTTGCACCTGGAATGCCTACAGATCACATCGTAGCAGGACAGAAATCTAACATCTACTTTGGTACAGGTCTTTTATCAGATCACCAAGAAGTAAAATTGTTAGATATGGCAGACTTAGACGGTTCTCAAAATGTAAGAGTCGTGATGAGATTTACAGCAGGAGTACAGTATGGAATAGGTTCAGACCTGAGTCTACTTACTTTAGCATAATAACAATAATTGTCTAATATAAGGGTGGGTTAGGAAGATTCCTGCTCACCCTTTTTTAATAAAAAAAAAAACTATGGCTTGCGCTTTAAAAATAGGAAGAAGTTTACCTTGTAAATCGGCTGTAGGTGGATTGAAAACAGTCTACTTTGCAGATTATGGTACACTAGGTACAGCTACTATTGCAGCAGGAGAGATTACAGCTCTAGCAGGATCGCCCACTTGGTATCAGTTTGATATTAAAGGTAATTCTAGCCTAGAGACTGCTATCAACTCCTCAAGAGAAAACGGAACAACATTTTACACACAAACTCTTAACTTGACTTTGACCTTTTTAGATAAGACAACACAAGAGGAGATTAAGCTATTAGCTCACGCTAGACCTCACGTGGCTATTGAAGATTATAACGGAAACTTCTTTTTAGTAGGACTAGAAAACGGTGCTGAGGTAACAGGAGGAACTGTCGTATCAGGGGCAGCAATGGGAGACCTTTCTGGGTTCACTTTAACATTTGAAGCTATGGAGACTGACCCTGCTTATTTTGTTACATCTTCAGTAATTACAGATGATGCTTCAGCTAGTCAAATTGACCCAGATGCTTAAAAAAAATAACTTTTATTTTTTAGGGGGCTATATGCCTCCTTTTTTTTGCAAAATATTTAAATAATTACGTTATATATGTATGAAGATACTTACCACAAGCACTTCCATACAATCTCTAAGGTTTGTTCCTAGAGAATATATACTATCTGCAACTTTATTTTTTAGAGATGACAGTACTAACGTGCAAACAAATGAAACTGTTTCTTTAATTCAAGATGGTGACGAATTAGTTTATAGTGCTAATTTTAATTTAATTGAAGGTAGATTTTATGATTTTGATTTTATTGTAGACCCTAACTTATGGGAGCAAAATGTTACAGAATGGAATTTAAACTCAATTAACTGGGAAAATTCACAAGGAGCAGAACTTTCAATTTATAAGGACAAAATATTCTGCACTGATCAAATATTAAATCAAATCGAAGATGAGTACTACAACATCAATAAAAATCAATATGTAGTACAAAACACTAATGACAATGATTACATTATAATATGAAAAAGCCAAGACGCTATACACCCGATCCAAAACCAGTAACAAACTCAGAGGTGCATTTAGTAAACCTTAGTACTTATACTTCGCCTAAAATAAAAGAAGTAAGAGGCAAACAATGGGTTTCATATGGAGAGGACAATAATTACTATCAGTATTTAATTGATAGGTATAATGGATCTCCTACCAACAATGCTGCTATAAATGGTTTATCAGAGATGATATATGGGAAGGGCTTAGATGCGACAGATTCAAATAGAAAGCCTGACCAGTATGCTCAGATGTTAACCTTGCTAAAAAAAGATTGTGTAAGAAAATTAGCATATGATTTAAAATTGATGGGCAGTTGTTCTATGCAGATTATTTACTCTAAAGATAGGACAAAAATAGCACAGGTAGAACACTTTCCTATTG